CTAAATAAGTATGGCAGATTTACATAATATTCTTTCTAAATTTAACGAACTCGGTATTAAAAACAAAGGATTAGTTCCAGATGATCCTACACAACAAGGTGCCGCGATCAAAGAACAATATGGTAACAAACAAGAAATAGATTCTAATACCCATGCACGTATGGTAACAGAAAGTGTGCAAGGTAAACATATTCCCGGAGTTAGTGATACAAGTGCAAGCGATTTTGCCGCACTAGCAGGTGTAGGTAAACCACAACAACGTCCACAACCAGCAAATCCAAATCCTAATATATCAATAGCACCTACACAAACCGTGGACAAATGGGCAGAAGTTGATTCTAGATTAAACAACATTGAAACTAAACTTAACACTATTTTTGAAAGTATTCAAAAACTAACAGAAATTAGCGATGAAGATTATCGTGCTAAACGTAAAGCACTACAGGATATTCAAGCAGATCCTAATACATCAAAGGATCCAGATTTGAAAAAAGAATTAATAAGAAGAAAAGCACAATTAGAAAAAGAACGTGCAACAACAACAAAGGAATCACTAGAACGCGGTTTCGCAAGTTTTTTAAAAGAACTGGAGGGTAAGTAAATGCAAGATTGTAAATGTGAAAAATGTGGCCACGAACATCACTGTGGTAAAGAATGTGAATCATGTGCTAATGATGTTTGTGTGAAATGTGAATGTAAGCACTGTTCAGATGAAGATTAAAGAAATTGTAGATTATTTTTATGGATTAGATCCAGCACACTTATCTTATACACACAAGGTAGGTGACATATACGGTAAGAAAAACCTTAAAGTTCCACACGCTAAATTACACAGAAAAAACAAGAGGAAAAAATGAGTACACTTGTTATAACCACCTTTTCTGAGGATGGTTATCATCTATACGGCAAACGTATGATTGACACATGGTGTAGATATTGGCCTGCTGATTACACCCTAAGATTATACGTTGAACACAATTTAGTCGTTGATGATCCCAGAGTTGAAATAGTTAACTTGCACGATGCAAGCAAGGCATTGGTTGATTTTAAAACAAGATACTATGAACAAGCAAAAAATACAAAAGATAAGAAAAAAAGAAATAAGATATTAAAAACCATAAAATGGTGCCATAAGGTTTATGCAATAGAACACGCACTAAACAGTGATCATGATCATTTAATATTTTTAGATGCTGATACATATACTAGAACTAAGGTACCATCAGGACAATTAGAAACTTTAGTAGGACCTAATTTGTTTGCAGTGCATTTTGAACATTTGCAGGGAATGCCGCATTATGAAACAGGTTTAATTATTTTTAATAAAAAACACAATCAAATACAAGATCTAAAAGAAAATTTAACCAGTGCATATAACACTGGCGAGATTTTTCAATTGCCTAAAAGTTGGGATGGATTTTGGTTTGCAGAACTACACGCAAGACGCAAATATTCAGTGCTAGATCTTGCAGGCGGACGTAGAACAGGAGTATTTACAAATCCTAAAGTGCGTGATATACTTGTGCATGAAGCAGGTAAACGCAAGTATCAAGGAACCAATTACAATAAATACACTGGAAAAGCAAAACAAAAGGAACTTTATGGCATTTCTAGTACATAATCTATCCCCAGTTGAAGTTTACGTTAAAAAAGAATACCTATACGATCTAGAAAAAGGTCATGGAGAACTTACTCCTGGTATGTGGATCAGTGTCAAAAGTATCGAGGGCAGAGCATTTTATTTTGAAACCTTGCTAACTGAATATGGTGCATTGTATGATAAACTTCCTATAAGTGCTTTTGTGTGGAAAAAGGATTTTAATCCTGATGATCAACTTCCATTAGATACTCTTCAGATATGGGATTGCTTTGACTATGACATTACCGTGATACGCAAACCAATTTTAGGTGATTGTGAATTTTTCGGTAAAGATAAAAAAATGCACAAAGGTGAATATTTGTTTACCATTGATAGTTGTCATAGAGATAGAAATTATCTCAATCAAAATCTCAGCGAGCATGATCCTGAACATAAAACATTTAATATTATCAAACTAGATAATGGACAATTTGCCGCACAACCAAACAACAGAATAGTTTGGACTGATCAAAGTTTGGTTCCTAACAATAGGAAAATGCCAGACTTCAAAGTATGTACACAAAATTATACTGTGGAAAATACACCAAAGTGGAGTGTAGGACATACTGATGAATGGCAATATAAAGCCAAAGACGAAGAATAAGTCTTGACTTCTTGCATAAATCTATATACAATATAAAAATTAATAACACAGGAGTATCATATGAGTGATAGAACTTTTGGCGCTGAAGAAAAAGCCAAATTGGTCCAAATTGTAAACGAAGGTGTAACTGTACTAACTGAAGTACAAGACCTACAAGAAGGATTACGAGATACTGTGAAAGCAGTAGCAGAAGAACTAGATATCAAACCAGCACTAATTAACAAGGCAATTAAGATTGCACAAAAAGGTGAATGGCAAAAAGCAGTTGATGAGTTTGAAGACTTAGAAACAATCATTGTTACCACAGGCAAGGACAAAGTATAATTGCAAGGCATTAAAAACTTTTGGTCAAACTCTTACAAGAGTGATAAAACCGCATTTTGTTTCGAACTAATCAGTTTTATTTTTACAGTAGGTGCAAGTTTGACTTTGGCAATAAACGCAAGAGATCCAAATATGCTTATTGTGTATCCTGGATTTTTTATCGGTAGTATCACACAATGCTATGCTTCATATCGCAGAGGAGCGGCATGGGTGATGATGCTTACATTTTATTTCAGTTTGGTAAATGTATTTGGTTTCGGCGTTGCATCGAATTGGTGGTAAAATATTAATTTAGGCTTGTTTTTTTTAGGCAGTGAAAGTATAATAGTAAATAATGTTGAAGAAGGTCAGTCGGCCATAAACGACATTTTGGTATTTGCCAGCCGCAAGTGGCATTTATAGGAGAACAATTTGAGTTACGTAGATGCACTCTGGGATCGTGACAAGGATATAATCAAGGTCGTAGAGAGAAACAAAAAAGGCGAAAGAGAATTTCGCGAATTCCCCGCAAGGTATGTATTCTATTATGGCGATGGAAAAGGCAAACAACGTAGCACCTTTGGTGATCCTGTAAGTCGTGTTGTTTGTAAAAGTTGGAAAGACTTTCTCAAAGAACAAAAAATCAACAAGCATCGTGGTTTGTATGAAGCGGATATTAATCCTGTTTACAGACTACTTGAAGAAAACTATCTTGGACAAGACGCACCAAATCTTAATGTAGCGTTTTTCGATATTGAGGTTGACTTTGATCCAGAACGTGGATACAGTTCACCTGAAGATCCATTTACTGCCATTACTGCTATCACAGTACACTTACAGTGGCTTGACAGCCTTATCACACTAGCACTACCGCCTAAAACACTAACAATGGAACAGGCAAAGGAAGAGTGTAAAGATTTCCCTAACACATATCTGTTTGAAACCGAAGCAGAAATGCTTGACACGTTTTTGGATCTAATTAAAGACGCAGATATTTTAAGTGGTTGGAACAGTGAAGGTTATGATATTCCATATACTGTTAACCGTGTTACCCGTGTATTATCTAAAGAAGATACTAGACGTTTTTGTTTGTGGGATCAATATCCAAAGAAAAGGACATTTGAAAAATATGGACGTGAACAAGAAACCTATGACTTGGTGGGACGCCAACACTTGGATAGCCTCGAATTATACCGCAAATATACATACGAAGAAAGACATACCTATCGATTGGATGCGATCGGAGAAATGGAAGTTGGAGAAACAAAGACTATCTATGAAGGAACTTTGGACCAACTGTACAACAACGATTTCAAAACATTCATAGAATATAACAGACAAGACGTTGCACTACTTGATAAACTAGATAAAAAACTACGTTTCATTGACCTAGCCAACGAACTTGCTCATGCTAACACGGTTCTATTACCAACAACAATGGGTGCTGTGGCAGTTACCGAACAGGCAATTATTAATGAAGCACACAGACGTGGTTATGTTGTTCCTAATAGGGTACACAGAGAACCAGGCTCTGCACAAGCGGCGGGTGCTTATGTTGCATATCCTAAAAAAGGACTACATGACTGGATTGGTTCAATGGACTTGAATTCACTGTATCCTTCAGTTATTAGAGCATTGAACATGGATCCAGCAACAGTGGTAGGCCAACTGCGACAAAATCATACAGAATCCTATCTTGAAGAACAGATACATTTAAAGAAAAAATCATTTGCGGCGGCATGGGAAGGTAAGTTTGGTAGCCTTGAATATGATTATGTAATGGAACAACGCAAGGACATCCAAATTCACATTGATTGGGAAAATGGTGAAAGTGATAGTTTAAGTGCCGCAGAAGTACATAGATTAATATTTGAAAGCAATCAACCATGGATGTTGAGTGCTAATGGTACAATTTTTACAACTGAATATGAAGGTATTATTCCCGGACTACTAAAGAGGTGGTATGCTGAACGTAAAGAAATGCAAGCCAAGAAAACTGCTTCGCAAGACGCAGGAAATAAAATCGAAACTGCTTTTTGGGATAAAAGGCAGTTGGTTAAAAAGATTAATCTTAACAGTTTGTATGGCGCTATTCTTAATCCCGGTTGTAGATTCTTTGATCACCGTATTGGTCAGTCCACTACACTAACAGGTCGTGCTATTGCAAAACACATGAGTGCAAAGGTAAATGAAATTATTACTGGCGAATATGATCATATAGGAAAAGCAATTATATACGGTGACACTGACTCTGTTTACTTTAGTGCATACACTAGCCTACGAGCAGAAATTCAAAAGGGAGACATTCCGTGGACCAAAGAAAGTGTTGTACAACTGTATGATCAAATCTGCGAAGAGGCGAATACAACATTTCCGAAGTTTATGGCTGATGCTTTTCACTGTCCAAAAAGCAGGGGAGAAGTTATTGCCGCAGGTAGAGAAATTGTTGCTGAAAAAGGTTTATACATTACAAAGAAACGTTATGCGGCATTGATCTATGACAACGAAGGTTTTAGGACTGACGTAGATGGCAAACCAGGCAAAGTAAAAGCAATGGGTCTTGATTTGAAACGTTCAGATACTCCTGTGTTTATGCAGGACTTTTTAAGCGAAGTGCTGTTAGCAGTACTGACAGGTGCCCAAGAAGATCATGTTTTAGAAATGATTACAGATTTTAGAACAAAATTTAAAGCACGGCCAGGTTGGGAAAAAGGATCACCTAAACGTGCAAACAATATCACTGATTACCTTGGTAAGTTAAAGAAACAAGGTAAAGTGAATATGCCAGGTCATGTTCGAGCAAGTATTAATTGGAATACGCTAAAAGAAATGAATGGTGACAAGTTTAGTATGCAGATTGTGGATGGTATGAAAGTTATCGTTTGCAAACTAAAAAATAATCCTATGGGATATACTTCGGTTGCTTATCCTACGGATGAACTAAGGCTTCCTAAATGGTTCCAAGAACTTCCATTTGCTGACGATGAGATGGAATCAACTATCATCGATAACAAATTGGAAAACCTAATTGGAGTACTAGAATGGGATATTAAATCAACCGAACAGAAGAATACATTCAATAATTTATTTGACTTTGAATGATTTTCTAAATATAATAGTAAAAGGAACGGAGAAAAACTATGAAAGACATATTGCAAGATATCGTAGCACATACACACGCCCTTGGCTTTCTTAACATTGTTAAGGTAAATGGTGATGATGCACAAACAGGTATTGATAGCATGGCAGAGGATCGCTCTGTGATCATGCAGGCAAATACCAAAACTGCCCAAGTAGAAATGAAGGGCACGTTTGGTATGCCTAACCTAAATAAACTAGACATTCATTTGAAGTGTCCAGAATACAAAGACGGAGCAACAATTGATGTTGTGCGTCAAGACAGAAATGGTGAACAAATTCCAACAGGTATTCACTTTGAAAATGCAACAGGCGACTTTAAAAATGACTATCGTTTTATGAACGCTGACATTATTAATGAAAAACTTAAGACTGTTAAGTTTAAAGGTGCTAACTGGGACGTGGAAGTATCGCCAACATTGGCTAGCGTACAGCGTTTTAAAATGCAGGCAACTGCTAACGCAGAAGAAACTGTGTTTACTGTAATTACAGATGGCACAGATATTAAATTTAAATTTGGTGATGCAAGCACTCACGCAGGTGAATTCATTTTTTCAACAGGAATTAAAGGTTCGCTTAAAAATGAGTGGGCATGGCCAGTGCAACAAACACTTGCTATTCTAAGTTTAGATGGTGACAAGGTAATGAAGTTTTCAGATCAAGGTGCTATGCAGATTAGCGTAGACAGTGGTTTGGCAACTTATGAATATATCTTGCCAGCACAAAGCAAATAAGGAGAACAGTATTGAACACTGATCTAACAAAAGAACAGAAAGACTACGCTATATTCTTGCCAGCGATCAGTGGTTTCTATGCTACCTTTATCGGCAAACAACGTAGAGAAGAATACGTAGACAAAAGTCGTATTCCTTTCCCAAACAACGAGATGGAAAGTCTTAACTGGTTTAATACCAAGGATGGCCTATTTAAGTATCATTGGAGTTTGTACTCAGCAGGTCACGCAGAACTTGATATTAACAAGGACGCACCCAAAGAACTTATGATCCGTGAACGTGATCGTGAGAACAGTTGGTTACTTGGTGACTCAGGTGGTTTCCAGATTGGTAAAGGTGTATGGGAAGGCGATTGGAAAGATCCTAACTGTCCTAAGGCTAAAAAGAAACGTGAGCAAGTTCTTGCGTGGATGGATGCTTACATGGACTATGGAATGATCCTTGATATTCCGGCTTGGGTGGCACGTTCACCAGCAGGTGCTAAAGCAACAGGAATTGACAACTATCAAGATGCTGTAAATGCCACACGCATTAACAATGACTACTTTATGAAAAATAGAAGTGGTGCTTGTAAGTTCTTAAACGTACTACAAGGTGAAAATCATGCTGACGCAGAAGATTGGTATCAGCAGATGAAAGACTATTGTGATCCAAAGAAATATCCAGATACACACTTTAATGGTTGGTCGATGGGTGGTCAGAATATGTGTGATGTGCATTTGGTGCTTAAAAGACTTGTTGCATTGCGTTTTGATGGATTGCTTGAAAAAGGTAAACATGACTTTATGCACTTCTTGGGCACTAGTAAACTTGAATGGGCAACCTTACTTACAGATGTTCAAAGAGCAGTTCGCAAACATCACAACGAAAACTTTACAGTAACATTTGACTGTGCTAGTCCGTTCCTAGCAACAGCAAATGGTCAAATATATTGTGAACTAGAAACCAAAGATAGAAGCAAATGGGTTTATAGAATGGTGCCAAGCATTGACGACAAGGCACTTGCAACTGATACAACATCTTTTGGACAAGCATTTGTAAGAGAAGGGAAACATGGAAGTTTTAAGGATTCTCCTATTACAGCAAATTTACAAGCAAAAGACATTTGTATATATGCGCCTGGCGACCTAAATAAAATAGGTAAAGAAGGCAAAACTTCATGGGATAGTTTTTCATATGCTATTCAAATGGGTCATAATGTTTGGAGTCATATTAATGCGGTACAAGAAGCAAACAGACAGTACGATAACAGCATCGTTCCAGCAATGCTTGTTGAAGAATCATTTGACAGGGTATTTTTTAGAGATGTTGTGGAAGCAATATTTGCAACATCAAACAGAGATGAAGCAGAAGCAGTTATAGAAGAATTTTCAAGATTCTGGATGTCAATTATTGGCACTAGAGGCGCAACAGGAAAGAAAACAGTAAACGCAAGCACACAGTTTGCAAATTTATTTGAGGAGGTATAGTATGACAACTGTTGAAAAATTAAAAAATAGACTACAAAGTCTAAAAGAGCAACACGCACTAGAGCATCAAAAGTGCGAAGCCGCAGAAGCAGAAAACGTTCAAGAAAAATACTTAACTGAAATGAAAAAGAAAAAACTTGCTCTTAAGGACGAAATTGCTATAATTGAAAGACAAATCGAGGAAATGTAAAAATGAAAAGAGATTACGCAGATGGTGTAAAGGATGATGTTATATACTTCACAGGATTTGAAGTAGAAAAAACTCCTGCATATGACATGGACACACTGTTTGTGGTAGGCTGTCGTCCATTAGAAGAAGTTCTTGAAAAAGCAAAAGAGAACCACGTAGATCATATCTATCTAGGTGCGAACCATAGTTTTGTACCCAAAGAAGATTGGGAAGATCTTGTTTTAGGATTACTCGATGCTAAATCTGAATTAGGAACACAATATATGGTTACATTGGATTATGATGTAAAATATCATGAGTGGATTTTAGAAACTGGTATGACCGAAAGACACAATTTTATTCCATTGTTAAGTGTTAAACTTCCATATGTTAACCAATTAGGTTATAATGCTTGTATCAAAATTGATGACGCTGATTTTAAACATTCTAATCCTGGAGTTTGGATTCATCAAGTTCATGACTTATTGGATCGAAATAAGTTCACTGATTGGAACAAATACGGAAACGATGAACCCAAAGATTAACTTGACATACACTAAGAAAGATTGTATTATAAATGGAAGAAGTAAGAGAATCGTATCACAATTTTATATTGAGAATGATGAAACAAGATAACAAAAAGGCAATTATGCAAAATGCAAAGAGAATGATTTGGGTAACTTTCCGCAAGGAAGGTATCCATAAGTATCCTGCGGCACTGGACGATCCTAGTCTAGCAACAGGAGATGAGTATGATGTTTCGTTCTTGGGTTACCCACACAGACACATATTTCATTTCAAAGTAGGTATCACTGTAACACACAATGACAGAGATATCGAGTTTATTCAATTCAAACGTTGGTTAGAAAAACTGTACGAGGAGAAGACACTTGAACTAGACTATAAGAGTTGTGAAATGATGGCTGATGACTTATATGAAAAAATCAGCGAAAAACACCCTGGCCGTGAAGTCCATATTGACGTAAGTGAAGATGGAGAGAACGGTGCCCATATTGAATACGCAAAATATTAAAGGAGATGACAGTGTCATATTTTGCAGATCATCCAGAGATTGTGAAGATCTTTAACGACTTAGATTCCTTCCGCGATTTTTGTCGCTATGA